GTTTAAAGATATCAATAAATATTTAAATGATCATGAATTTGTTCTTTTGGCACGAGATCAAGAATATGGAAACAATCAATATAACTGTATTTTTATTAAAAAAGAATTGGAATCGGTAATAAAAAATGGATAATGTTGTAGAGCTAACTGATCATTTTGAGCAAATGAATAAAGTTGTTGCTGAGTTTATTAAGGGCAATAACGTTAATCAGATTGCTAAATCTTTTTCTATCAAACCAACCCAGGTTAACCAAATGTTATCCAATTGGCGAGAACTTATGCAGGGTGATAATGGTATTCGTGAAAGAGCTAGAGAAGCTTTGGGTGCTGCGGATCAGCATTATTCTATGATCATTAAAGAAGCTTGGAATACCGTAGGGCAAGCCGATGCTCAAGATGCTTTAAATGTAAAAGCCCAATCATTAAAGCTAATTGCAGATGTAGAAGGTAAAAGAATTGACATGCTTCAAAAAGCTGGAGTTCTTGAAAAAAATGAAATGGCAGATCAAATATTAGAAACCGAACGTAAGCAGGAAATATTGGTTGGAATCTTAAGAGACGTAACATCATCTTGCCCAAATTGTAAACAAGAAGTTGCTAGAAGATTATCTCAAGCTACAAAAACAGTAGAAACTATAGTTGTGGAGTAATTATGTTTGAAGAGCATCCTAATGTAGAGCAGATAGGCCCAGAAGTTTATATTTATAAAAACTTTTTATCAAAAGAAGAGGCTGATGACATATGTAGCTATATTGATGCAAAAGATGAATCGGAATGGTTTCATCCAATAGAAGGATTTTTTATTAAAAACTTAATCTGCCCAGAAAAAATTTCTTTTGTTAGAGATAAATTAAAAACATTGTTGCCAGATTATATGCTACTTGGTGAATCTACAAATGCTTCTAAAATGGTTAAAGGGGATAAGTGGGGAGTCCACGCTGACGTTTATGATTTTGCAGAAGTTGAACAAATGGCAAAAGAATATGTTGAAGGAACTCCTTACGAGATAAGAGATTTATCCATATATGGAACAGTTGTATATCTTAATGATTTTGAAGGCGGAGAAATATTTTATCCAAATCTTGGAATAATTTATAAACCAAACCCAGGAGATCTTGTAATTCATAGTTCAGCAGAAGGCTGCTCTCATGGAGTTGCGATAGTCAAATCAGAAAAAAGATATGCTTATAGTAATCATATGTATGCTAAGGTAAAGGTGCCAAAATAGACATTAACTTTGATGAATTTCTGGGAGCACTTGAAGAAGATGCTTTTGAAGAAAAGCCAGTAGATATTGAAGAGTTTGTAACCTCTAAAGATTATTTAGGCTTGCCTCCACTTTCACAATATCAATATACAATGATTAAAGCTTCTACACAAATTTATAAAAAAGAAACGCTTATAAAGCTTTATGGAGAAGAAGAAGGTGCAAAAAGGTGGGGACAAACTTGTAACGAAGTCATATTTCAGCTTGGTAAAGGCTCAGGTAAAGACTATACTTCAACAATTGCATGTTCATATGTAGTTTATCTATTGCTATGTTTAAAAGATCCAGCAAGATATTATGGCAAACCACCAGGTGATTCTATTGATATTATTAACGTTGCTGTAAACGCCATTCAAGCTCAACAGGTTTTCTTTAAAGGCTTTAAAAATAGAATTACTCGCTGCAGATGGTTCGATGGAAAATATGAAGCAAAGATGGGAAGTATTGCTTTTGAAAAGTCTATAACCGTACACTCTGGTCACTCTCAAAGAGAATCTTGGGAAGGTTACAACTTATTGTTTGCGGTACTTGATGAAATTTCTGGTTTTGATTTAGATTCTACAAGCGGTAATGAACAGGCTAAAACTGCTGCTGCGATATATAAAATGTTTAGAGGTTCTGTTGACTCTCGTTTCCCACAGTTTGGAAAAGTTATTCTACTTTCTTTTCCACGATTTAAAAACGATTATATACAGCAAAGATATAATGAAGTTGTTGCGGATAAAGAAGTTATTATTCGTACACATACATTTAAGGTAGATGAAGATTTGCCAGATGGAACAGAGGGTAATGAATTTTCCATTGAATGGGAAGAAGACCATATTATTAACTATAATGTTCCTAGGGTATTTGCTTTAAAACGCCCAACATGGGAAATCAACCCAACAATTAATATTAAGGATTTAGCTATGAATTTTTATTCAGATCCCATAGATGCCCTATCTCGTTTTGCATGTATGCCTCCTGAAGCTATTGATGCTCTTTTCCATTCCCGTGAAAAAGTTGAAACTGCATTTAGCAATTTAAACATAGCATTAGATGAAAACAATGCGTTCAAGGATTGGTTTCAGCCAGATCCAGAAAAATCATATTACATTCACGTTGACTTAGCCCAAAAACATGACCACTGTGCAGTATCAATGGCTCATGTTGATAAATGGGTAACTATGAAGTTGTCTGGAGCCTACACGGATGCTCAGCCATATGTTGTGGTTGACGCAATTAGATACTGGACTCCTACAAAAGAAAAATCTGTTGATTTCACGGATGTAAAAAACTATATAATTAGTTTAAAACAAAGAGGATTTAATATTCGCAGAGTTACATTTGACCGTTGGAACTCGTTTGATATGATGGAGCAGTTAAAGTCATACGGAATGAATTGTGAAGTCTTGTCTGTTGCTAAAAAGCATTACGAAGATATGCTTTTGTGCGTAATGGAAGAAAGATTAACTGGTCCAAGATTACCTTTAATTATTGATGAATTACTTGAATTAAGAATTGTTAAAAAAGACAAGGTTGATCACCCACGTAAAGGTTCAAAAGACCTTGCTGACGCAACTTGCGGTGCAATATTTAATGCGATATCATTAACACCAAAGGGAGATGGAGAAATCCAAGTTTACTCCTATGATGCATTTGATGAGGCGGTAGTCGGAACAAGTTCAACTACTAAAACTGATAATACAATCAAAGCACCAACTATAAAATATATGCCAGCTAGTTTAAGAGATTATCTTGGTATAGATGATTTGGACGATGAGCCTAATCCAAATACTGGATTTGTAGATAATTTTACTATATTGTAGGGATTATGAAATTTAAGTTACTAAAGAGTAATAAGTCTAAAGTTGATTATGAGGCTTTGTATCACGATTCTCAGCAAAAATTAAGCTGGTATATCGAGGCTATAGAGACAAAACAAATACAATGTGATAGAATAGAGTCTATTGCGAATGATCTTCGCAAAGAAAATTCCAAACTTAAAAAAGAGTTGGAAGCCCTAAAGCAGGGCATGTTAGATTTGCCTAAATTATTAGGTAAAAACCTAGGAAAATAAACCGAATAAGAAAAGGAAATAAATGAAAACAAATAAGAAGATTGCCATTGCTATCGCTGCAGCCCTAGCATTTACAGGTATCTCAACATCAGCACATGCTGCTCCCCTCGCTGTAACAGTAGCGGGTTCAGCTAATGCAACAACTTCTGCAGCACCAGCAACCGTAGCAGTCCCAGCATCTAACGTGATTGATGCAGGTCACTCAGTTGCACTTGCTGCAACAGCAGACACAGGTACCGTAGTAACCTTTACAGCATCTGGCGTATCGCTAGTATCAGCACTTAACACAACAGATGCTCCTAAGTCAGTAGCATCAGGCGTGGCTTCAGTTTCAGTAACATCTACTGGATCTGCATCAACAGTCTATGCTTATACAACAACTACTTCAGTTGGATCAGTAACCATCACTAATGGTTCATACTCAACAATTGTATACATTAAGGGTATCGCTGGAGCAGCAAATAACATCGCCATCTCAGTACCTTCTGCTACAGCAGTTGGAACAGCCCCAGCAATTGCAGTATCTGCAAAGGACGTTTTTGGTAACGTAGTTGGCGGAGAAACAGTTTCTGTTACAGTAATTGGTTCAACTTTTGCGGATCTTTCGCTTACAAAGTCACTTGTTACTGCAACATCAGCAGATGTAACTGCAGATTCTACTCTAGTTTTGGGTTCTAAGTCAGCAACTCTTGCAACAGCAGTTTCTGGCAACATCACTGTAGTCGCAACAGATGCTTCAATTGCTAACTCAGCAACTGGACTTCCAGCAGCAGTTAAGTCGGTAGCAGCAACATTTGCTGTATCAGACCTAAACGCTACAATTTCTTCTTTGAATGCACAGATTGCATCACTTAACTCACAGCTAGCAACAGTAGTTGCAGGTCGTGCAGCAGATAAGGTTGCATCTGACAAGGCTCTTGCAGACGCAACAACAAAGGCAGCAGCAGATAAGGCTTCTGCATTAGCAACAGCTCAGGCTGCTTCTGATGCAACAGCAGCCACGACTGCAGCAGCATACAAGGCAGAGTACAACGCTCTTGCTACAAAGTGGAACAAGGCCCATCCAAAGGCTAAGGTTGCACTAAAGAAGTAAATAATACAACCTTGAGGGCGAGACTTAATTGTCTCGCCCTTTTGGTATAATAGGAGTAGAATGAATACACAAATTTGGTCATGGGCTTTATCATCTATTGGCGTTGTCGGTATATATCTGACTGGACGCAAAAATTGGCGGGGATACGCAGTAGGTATCTGTACCGAATGTGCTTGGGTAGCATATAGCATCCAAACAAAACAATGGGGTTTTATATTTGGATCAACAATTTATATTTCAGTATACCTTTTTAACATAAAGAAATGGATATCTGAGGCTAAATCCCTTAAGAATAAATTACATCTTGATGTTTTTCATATAAAAAGTAAGAAAAAATAATGCAAAAAGAAATAAAGACTGAATTCAATAAGTTGTATATTGTAGAAGATTTTATATCTGATGGGACTTCTGATTTCCTTTCAAAGTGTTTTGATGATAATTTAAAAGGATTTGAACGCTACCCAGCCATTAAATATGGACCATCCCAGCAATATATAAACTCTATGAATTCTTTTGAAGAATATGGCAAAAATCCTGAATATAATATGGGGTTAGATTTATTTACAAATATCTGCACTTCAATATCTGAAGTAGTTTCCAATATTTACGAAGAGCAATTTGCTATTAAGCATGCCATGTATGCAGCAATGTATGAAGGTAGCGTGGGTGATTTGCATATGGATAATCACTATATATCTCAAAAGAATGAATTAAAAGCAAAGAAATACGATAGAGTATGTAGATCAGCTTTGTTATATTTCACTGATGATTACGAAGGTGGGGAACTTTATTTCCCCAGACAAGGCGTTAAGTACAAGCCTAAAAAAAATAGTTTAGTAATATTTGAGGGGGATCATACTTTGCCCCATCAAGTACTAAAAGTTACTTCTGGAGAAAGAAAGAATTTTATATGCTTTTTAAGCCCTAAAAAAGATATAGATATTAATGAACCATCAATTGAAGAAGAAGATGGGGAAACTTGGCTTACAGAAGAAATGGTTACAAATACAAAAATTATGGGCATTTTGTGACATTTTGAAGGTTTTAAGTGTATAATATAGTAAAAGGCTTTACGAAAAGGAGAAACAAATGACAGCAAAACCAGTACCAGCAGTAGGGGCTAACAAGCCAGGATCAGCAGCACGTTTTCTTGAGGTAGCAATGTCTCAAGTTGGCGTAATAGAAGGTCCAGCAGATAACGAAACAGATTACGGTAAGTTTACAGGGCACGATAAGCAAGCATGGTGCGGAAGTTTCATGATGTGGTGTGCAAAGCAGGCGGGTGTAACAATCCCAGATACTGTTTATACTCCAAATGGAGCAAACGCATTTAAGAAATTAGGCACATTTACAGAGGCAGATAAAGCTGATCCAAAACCAGGAGATTTAATTTTCTTCCATTTTTCAGAAGCAGCAAAGCCAACTGATGAAGTGCAACACGTAGGAGTTGTTCTTAAGAACAATGGTGATGGCACAATAACAACTGTTGAAGGAAATACATCTCCCGATTCAAAACCAGCAGGATCTGCAGCAAATGGTGGAGAAGTTGCTTCTAATATTCGTGGATATAAAGTTGGAAATAAAAAGGGCAAATGGGCAACTGTTGTCGGATTTGGAAGACCAGCTTATACTGCATAAAACCAATTAAGTAATCATTCTGGTATAATAGGCATGTAGACACATTCTACATGGAGGTCAATAATTGACCAGAAAGATTAATTTTTCAATAGCAGCCATATTTGTCGTATGGCTGCTATTGCTTTTTCCAATTAAAGTGGCAAAAGCCGAAGATACTTCTGTTGGTCAAACAATATCGCAAGTAATTAATGATCCCTTGCCAACTCTAAATGATACTTCAACCGTAACAGTACAAACCATACAATCAAAAATAGATTCGGCTACGGCAGCACTTCAGTCAACAGCCAGCATAGATTCAACAGCTATTATTGTAATAATTCAATCAAATGTTCCAAATACAGACACAGCAACCGCTTCATCTATCGCAACAACACAAGAACCTATAGCAACAGCAGTAGCAGACGCAGGAAATAAAATTCAAATTGCACAACAAACTATTGATTCTGCCACGGTCGCTTCTCAAATAGCACAAGCTTCTTTAGCAGCAGTAGATTCTCAAACAGCAGCAGTAGCAACAGTTCAATCTCAAGTAGACGGATCAACAGTAACAGTTCAACAAGATTCAAACATTTTAACATTAGCACAAAATACTTTAAATTCTGCACCATTAGTAACGATAGACGTTACTAGTCCTGGTTTAGTCGCAACAGTTTATAGGGCAAACAATGGCGCATCTCCTGCTATGCCAACTGCTAATTCTCAACCTATAGAAACGGTTGTAATTCCTCAAATTTCATATAGCTGGGGAAATGGACAAGTATTAAATTCTGGTTTGTCGGACCATGTAATAATTCAATTTACGGGCAAAATAACATTACCACCAGATGCTACTTCGGTTAAATATGCAGTTTACTCAGATGATGGATCTAAACTTTATATTAATAATAATTTAGTTATAAACAATTGGCGGGATCAAGGCTTAACTTGGAGTCAATATAGCCAACCTTTTACAGTAACCCCAGGAACCACACAAGATATAACACTTTGGTATTATGAAAATGGTGGAGGGGCTGGAGTTACTCTTGGCTACATGATAAATAATCAATATTTTACATCGCCCACAGCAGCTAATTTTAGCCACGTAACTTCTACTACAAATACCCCAGATCCCGCATTAATTCAAGCAGTAAATGATGCACAACAAAACCTAACACTTTCTCAACAAAACCTTACAATTGCTCAACAAAACCTAACATTAGAGCAACAAAACCTAACAACTTTACAACAAACGGCACAAGTTGCATTGCAAACAGCCAATTCTTTATCAGATTCTGCTACCGCAACTGTTCAAGATGCTGTAACTGCTATGAATAATGCTGTGCAAGTTACAGATAAATATTATGCGGATTTAAAAACTGCCGAAGCAAAAGCAGCAGCAGACAAGGCAGCAGCGGACGCTGCATTAGCTGCATTACTTGCACAACAAGCATCAGAAGCTCAAGCTGCTCATGATGCTCAAATTGCTGCACAACAAGCAGCAGACAAGGCAGCAGCGGACGCTGCAGCAAAAGCACTAGCAGATCAACAAGCAGCGGACGCTGCAAAAGCCCAAGCCGATGCAAAAGCCCAAGCCGATGCAAAAGCCCAAGCCGATGCAGATGCACTAGCCGCAGAACAAGCAGCAGATGCAAAAGCAGCACAAGATAAAGCAGAAGCAGACGCTAAAGCTGCACAAGATGCTGCAAATGCTAAAGCCGAAGCAGACAAAGCAGCTGCAGAACAGGCTGCAAAAGACCAAGCATTAAAAGATGCCCAGGCAGCAGCAGATGCTGCAAAAGCTGAGCAAGCAGCAAAAGATCAGGCAGCAAAAGATGCCCAAGCTAAGGCGGATGCACAGAAAGCTGCAGATGATAAAGCAAAGCAAGATGCTATTGGTGTTAAACCAAATAGTCCAGATCAACTTTCAGATACAGTAGTTAAAGAAGCACCAAAAGAAGTTTTAGTGCCACATATTCAACAAGATATAAAAGGAGTAGAAAATGGTGGTATTGAATTTTTTGGTACTAAGAGTGCACCTCAAGTTGTTGGAGAAGATGGAAAGCTTACACCAGCAGCCCCCCCTCCAGGATCTGGTTTACCAATACCTGCAGATGCAATCACAACTGCTGATACATTTATCGGACAACCAGGTGGTGCTAGCTTCAATGCTCCAGATGTTGCTGTCCCTGTTGTTTTAACCCCAGTAACTGGAACTTTAGCATCAGTTCCAGGTATACAAGCAGTTAATCAAGCATTCGTTGCTATGGCAAATATTGGAAATGATATGTCGCCAGTAACGAGAAAGAAAGCTAAAAAAATATTAGTGACTACTGTTGTCGTAGGACAAATAGCAGCATTTAGAAGGAGGTTTGGCAAATGAAATTAATTAAAGGTTTAATGTCAGACCTAGCAAACCAGATATGGACCTTCGTTGGTCTATTCTCTGCATGGCTAGTTTTGACTGGCTCAGCAAAAACTGTTGTTGGAGATGCAATTCTCATATCTGTATTTTTATGGATAGCAACATTTAGATTAAGAAATCCAAAAGAGAAGGGAGAATAATATGGCACAAGCACAAACAGATCCAACCCATGTAGGTTCAGGAACAATTGCAAGCGTCAATAACATTCTTGCCAGAATTGTTGCAGTATTTGCAGCATCAGGTTTAAGCGTTATCGGTGCTGGAGCAATTGTTGGTATCAGCACAGTTAAAGCAGTTATTTTAGCTGGTACACTTGGAGTAGCCACGGTAATCGAAAGATTAGCTCGTGGATTCCTAGATGATGGCAAATTAACTGTTGATGAAATTAACGGAGCCTTTGCAGCGGTAGATAAAAAAGCACCTACATCTAATTAATGATATAATTTATACATGTGGGAAAGACTAGCAAATTATACAAGGAAGAACCCAGCTAAAATAGCTGGGTATCTTTCTGCTTTAATATTATATTTAAATAAACATTTCCCCAACTTGCCAGTAGATATAATTATTCCATCTGTAATGATAATGATCGGTATGGGAGAATCGGCTCAAAAAATGGAGCATAAGAAAACTCTAAAAGCTTTATATGCAGAAAACGATCCTAGTAAACCAGATGAAGATATTTTAAGTGATATTTATAAACAATAATGGTATAATGTAAACGTACTGGAGGTACAAAATGTCTTTAAATCATGCTAAAATAACACTTACTGCGGGTACGCATACTATTGTTTATAATCCCCCATTATGCACCGATCTCTACAACAGAGATATAACAATTTCTATTAAAAATTTAGATTCAAGCCATTATGTTTTTGTAGGCGGAGCAGAGGTTAGCTATTCTTCATACGGTTATAGAATATCTCCAGGAGATAGTTTTGCTATATCAGATTTACGCCCAGATGAAGAAGTTTATGCGACTACAGATACTGGATCTACAGATATAGCTGTAATTCAGGTGATACACTAATGTCATCAATTAATTTTGGAGAAAAGGGCCCATCAGGAGTTCCTGGCCCACAAGGTCCAGCGGGACCAGCCCCAGATTTGGCTGCATATGATGGTGATATAATTCCATCAGAAGACAATGTATACACACTTGGAACAACAGAAAAACGTTGGAAAAATGTACATTTAGGTCAAGGCACGATCTATATTACAGATGCTACAACAGGAAGTGAAGTTGGATTAACTATTGATAATGGAGTATTCTTTATTGATGGTATTGCACAGGCCCAGCTTCCCGCACTTATTGCAAATAATATTGAATTACATGATGGAAATGATAATATAGTTTTACGTTTAGTTGAAGAAGATGGAATAGGCAAGATTTATTTTGGCGGGGGATCTAATGGTATCTACCAAGATGGTGGTAAAACTTATATAAATGGTATAGGTTATATGCCACAATCTTTTGGCATAAAGCCATTATCTTATAATACTTCAACAGGTGAAATTTCTTACAATAGCGATATTAAGTCTGTAATTGTAAAATCTTCTGTTCCCGCACATTCTTATGGAGAATCTGGAGATGTTGAAGGTATGATCGCACATGATTCTTCCTTCTTATATGTATGTATAAAAGATTATGTAAACAATTCAACACCAATTTGGAAAAAAATTGATTATCATTCAGGAGACAACTGGTAATGATATTTACAGGTGGAGATGGCTGGTCAATAGAGTTTGGTACGCCAGATTGTCAACACGGATACTCTATTTTAAAGTCTGGGACGGGACAATCAATAGGTTGTTACCTTACTAAGGCAGAGGCAGAAGAGGCCCTTAAAGGCCTAGATAACCCCAAAATAGACCTACTTAGCGATGAAGTTAGGACTACTAAAACCCCAGAGGAATATAAGGAGAATAACGTGGTTAATAAATGCATGACATGCGGATGCGATGATTTAGGAAATGATCATCATTATATTTCTGATACGGAAAAGTGTGCATATTGTGTTACAAAAGGTCAAGGACCATGTTGGGAAGGATATCAATATGCTGGTACAAAAGAACAAGATGGAAAAACAGTTCCTAATTGCATTCCTATCAAAAAATCAATTTGGGATGGAGTTTTTGTTCCATCCAATAAAGGTCAAATGGGACCAGAATTTAATTCCACAATGCAAGATGCAAGATATTATTTCCCGTCAAGAGCGACATATGAAAATGATGGACAGTCATCTGCGGGGTACGGAAACCGATCTTCCAACAATACAACAATTTAATTGATAATAAATGAATCATATCATTGTAACTGGTGCTAGTCGTGGAATAGGAAAAACTATTGCAATTGAACTGGCAAATGCTGGATATAAAGTAATTGCAACCTCCAGGCATGCTTTCGAATCTGAACATGAAGATATAACAACATGTCAATTAGATTTAACAGATGAAAACAGTATATATAGTTTTTGTGAATTTATAAAAGATTTAGATATTTTTTGTTTAATAAATAATGCTGGCGGAGA